GCTCTTGTAAATAGTTCCAAGCAGCAAGTTGGTGGGGCAGTTCCTTATAGTACTTTGCCGCATCGGTTAGCTTAATTGTCATCTTAAGTAACGGCTATGTTACTTAAACTATAGCTTAATTGGACCAGGGTACACCAGCTTGTTTTGTAGGTGCGTGTTTTTCATCGAGTTGGCTCTGAAGTGCGGCTTCAATTTCTGCCATTTTTTCATCACTAAACTTTTCTTTCTAGGAAAGGATACTTAGCCTTTACTGCCAAGCACGCATCTTTGTAGGCTTGCACTTGGGCATCATCATCTTTAGCAATACCGTCTAGATAATCTTGCATCGGCGGATATTCCTTAGCACGTTGCAACCTGACGCCATGATTGAAAGCCGAAACAATGTCAGCTTCGTCGGCATCACTTATTACAGCGCGAAGGTCATGCTCAAACAAAGTCTTGCTGATGGCTTCCTTTGCTTCGTATATGACAACGCCATCCTCATCCGTCGAAGATGTAATGGCGTATGGGACGTACCACTGGCCTTTAATGAGGCGCGGAAGCGGATAATCGCTGCCGTAATTCACGATAGGATCGGACACGAAATTTTGCAGGCAATACGTACTCGTTGATTATTCTACCAGTGTCGGCGTACCTGAGCCAACCATAAAAAGATCCGATGACATGGCGCAGGCTTACTGCTTCGTTCAATGTCATTCGCTTAGTTTCTTGGCTTAATTTGCGGCGTACGCGAGGCGAGCCCCGTTATTTTCTTGGCTGGAGATCGATGAATTGTTCAGAAGCAAGCAGAAGGCCCCATTCCACTGACCCAACTGGGCATCGCCCCCCACACGGGCTACACGCCAATTGACGCCAGTCCAGAAGGGATCACCCAGATACGTCGTGCTGCTACCTCCTGGCCCACCTGCAGGCAGGAACACATCAGCAAGTGGTTGCAGTTCTTTTTGATAAGAGGTATGGCCAGAGGCCACTTGAGCATAAAACTCATAACCATCGGATGTATCATCATCAAATGCAGTTTGATCGTTGGTCAGATAAACCACCCGTTCGTAAATATTGATGCCATCAACAAAATACCAAGCGCGACCATATAGATTTTCAATACCGCGATATGCCATATAATCATCGACATGGGATACATTGTCAGTGCTGTTGACGCTATGGTTGCCGTCGCCGTCACTTTGACCGGTTGTTACCCCAAATACCCCACCAATGTCAGATCCATTACCAATAGCTCGTTGGGAGTTGTAATCTTGGTACTCGCAAACCAGCAATGTTTGAATTGCAGCTAACTCCAAATAAGACAACACATGCCAGCCAGTGCCACGGGCTTCTGCTTCGGTGCGGAACGTAGCACGAGTTTTACTGCGGGTATTTGTTTGACCGCTAACACTAGAACTAGTTCCAGAATCATCATAGGTTTGGTATGCACCAATGTAAAAAGCATCTTTGTAACTACCGTCAGTTTTAATAAATGCTGGATGAGGCTGGAAACCTTGTGCAATTAAGGCATCACTGCAGCCCAGTTTCACTTCACGAGTGTGTACACCATTCAAGAAGCCATAACGCACGCTGAATGCTGGGATTTCAACAACAACTTGGCCATCAGTACCAGTCAAATCACTTGATACTGTGCCAGCAGCAGGTGTGGCCGTGGTCGTTGCCGCAATGCATTCCCACAAATAGCCACTATGGGTAACACGTTGACCGAGGGTAAAGGTACCAGCGGCCCATGCTGGAACACCAACACGTAGCAGTGAGTTCGTGCTTTCGCTAATTGTGCCGGTGTAAGCGGTATCAAGTGCTTCGGTTTCTACAATGCGAAGCCAGTCACCAGATTTTAGATCGCTATCATCAGCATCAAGATAATACTGAACAACACCAGAATCATTGATTACGCAACGACGAATTCGTGATTGAACATCAATATCAACAGTGCCGGTCAGATCACTGGTTTTAATACTGGTTCCAAGGAAGTAAAGACCGTAGGTGTCATCATCATGATCCCAGCCAAACACTCCTGATGAAGTAATTTGTTCCCAAGAAGGAGGTGAACCAGAACCATTAGAAACAAGCACTTGACCAGCGGTCCCAAAATTAGAACCACTAACACCCAATGCTCCATTTACTTGTATTTCAGATTGAAAAATCCCAGATACAAAAGTTGCTGTTATACCAGTGACAGTAACTCCTGTTACTGAAGTAAAGCCTGCAGAATCACCTGTAATTACATTTCCAGAAATTACTCCTGTGACTTGAACAGCACCACTAAAAACTGGGTTTTTAACTAAACCAGATATTGATACAGTTGTATCAGAACCTCCATTGGTAAAAGTAACTGAATCAACCCTTAGTTCACCGTAAGCCATTTAATTAAACCTTTTTCCTTATTTTACTTTATTTATTACGGCAAAATAACCAATGGACCTTGGATGGTAGCACCACTACTTCCACCATAAATAACACCGGAAACTGTCAAATTACCGTTAATTGTCACATTTCCATCAAAAGTACCACTAGCTTTTGGAACATAGTATTGATTCAGGTAGTCTTTAAAACCTGAAAATGTAATTTTTTTGTTACGTAAAGCAGGATCAACCTCAAAAACATGAACCAGATTCAGTAAATCTGATTCATTAATTTCAGTTCCACCAATCAGGGGAAATTCGCTTATTCGTCTATTTGCCACCTAAAGATAACCCAAGCCCTATTCAACTATTATAGACTGGATTATTTTTCTCGAATTTCAATACGAGGCAAAATATCTGTAGTAAAGTTCCAGGCTGCTTGAATACCTGTGACAATACCGCAGGATAATGCAATAACAAGAAGCAGTTCCGCAATGGTGAGATTGCGACGAACATATACAACTTCAGGCTCCCGGTTAAAGACAGGGGCTTGCTGCTGTTGCATTGCTTGTTGTTGACGGATGGCATTTTCTAGTGCCATGCGTTTCATCTCCTGGAGCTGCTCAGCAGTAATAGTAGGTTGAACAGGTTGCTGTTCAGTGGGCCGACCAGGGATATTGCTGGAAGGAACTTGATCTTCCATGGAAAGTGTGCAATCATTTTCCTAGACTTTAGCATTAATTTTTAGGGATGGAAACACAGAGTAAAACAGGAATCAAAACTGCATTACAAAATATTGCTGATGAGTTGAGAGGTATTCGTGTAGTACTTGGTGCCATGTGGCATAGCCGATACAAGAACGAAGAAACTGATGTCGCATCACCAGAAATTTATGCAGATGAATATATTTCAGTTGATGAGTGTGCTAAACGCCTTTCCGTAACAGATCAAACGATTCGTAACTGGATTCTTCAAGGTAAAAAAGATCCCAAAAAAGGCTGGGTCCAGGGGGTGCACTATATCACAATCCCAAAAGGTTCCAATAAAATGATGGTTAGGATTCCCTGGAACAATCTAATTCTTTCTTTCTATAAAGGTCCTGAAGCAAACCTGAGAACGTTTGATGCGCCTATTGCAAAAAATCTTTATACCGCAAGTAATGAATACAAGTACCAGCCAAATCCAAATGTAGCAAAACCCTCTGACGTTAACAAATGATATGTCCCATCGTTTTGACCTGTTTGACATTGATCATGTCACATTGAAAGACTGCCTGGTGCAGCTGCCTAAATCTCTGGCTAAACAAGTAAAACCCTTCTTGCCACCAGAAGGATCATTTGACGAGGGAACCCTTAAGAGATACTTAAGAATGTTGAGGGATTTCGAGATGGAGGATCCCAATACATCAATGACTCTTGCTAATAGATTGCGTCTTGCATTCTTAGATATGCAACCTGAGACAATCTGCAATCGTTTTCCGAATGCTGATCTGCCACTTAAAAGAAGACTCAGATGTGTTGCAGAATACTTGATTAGGTCAGGAGAATTTGACAAGCTGCGAGATAATAAAGGAAACCTTTTAAAAAAACGTGGTGTCCTAGGTAAGATGGTCGTCATATACCAGCCGCTACCTAAAATGCTTGTAGTACTAAAAAGACAACAATTGATTCCCCATGTCTGATCGACGCGAAAAACTCTTGCTTCAAACACTCAGCAATCCGGCTGATCCCACAGAAGCAAAAATGCTTGACACTGTAATGAAATTGATCCTTGCGGATATGGGTCAACATTACACCCGATTCTGGGACGCTGAGGGACCAGGGGTCATGTGTATGCAACCAGGCCAAGAACGTGCTGTGGTGTGGATGACGCTTGAAGAATTGAGTTCTGCTGCGGACAAACTTGATTCAGAGAATAACGGCGACCTTGCGGAAACCTTTAGGCGTATCCTCAACGCTGCTCAACGCATCAAGCCAGATGAAAAAGCAGGTTACATCATCAACGACGATACTGGGTTAAGATATTTGGAAATCGATTACAACAAAACTTCTGATGGGGCTTCGTAGGGGTAACACAAGAACCGAAGATTTTGAATGGATTACAAATCGTGATCTTGTTGATTCTGCTCATCTAATCTTGGGTGAGATTGACCTGGATCCCGCAAGTTCAGTCAAGGCTAATGAATACGTTGGTGCTAAAAACTTCTACACACCAAAAGAAGATGGGCTGAATGACATGCCCTGGTACGGCAAAGTGTATTTGTTTCCTCCTAGCAAATCATATTTCTGGGATAAGAAAAACGATAGGTGGAAGGCTACCAGGGGTTTATCTCCTACTTTGACATCAGGTCATGCGCTTTGGTGGCGCACATTAAAAAAGAAATGGTTGGCAAATGAGATTGAACAAGCAATATTCTTTACCAATTTCCCGGACATGATTATGTACGGGCAAGATATGTTCGATCATCCTGTCTGCATTCTCAAGATAAGACCTTCTTTGATCAGGCATTATTATGCAGATGGTTCAACAAGAGCCATGAATACCGCCTGCAGCTTAGTGGTGTATTTGCATCCTAAGGAAAACGTAGAAGAAAAAACACAGGAGTTCGTGCAGATCTACTCAGAAAAAGGCAAGGTGCTTGTTTAAATTTTCTTAATGTTTTATCAAGGAATTTGGGTTATATTGGTTGAACTGACTGATTCAGTATGTCAATCCTAAGCGACAAAAAAATCAAAGAACTAGCCCTGGAGCAGGGAATGATTACTCCTTTTGAGGAGAAACTTGTTCGCGTTAAGGATGGTAAAAAAGTCATTAGCTATGGGTTAAGCTCATACGGCTATGATATTCGCTTTTCTCCTAAACAGTGTTTGATTTTTGGTCGTCCTTCAGAAGGTGATTGCGATCCCAAGGATTTTAATCGCGACATCCTTAAACCTGCTGAGTTACATACCGATGAGCGTGGTCAGTACTTCCTGTTGCCACCATATAGCTATTGCCTTGGCGTAGCAGAAGAGTGTTTAAAGATGCCTGAAGATGTCACTGCTTTGGCTATTGGTAAAAGCACGTATGCACGTTCAGGTATCCTTGCCAACTTGACACCTATTGAAGCTGCATGGGAAGGTCATCTTACTCTTGAGATCAGTAACTGCACCGGACTATTTAATCGCATTTATGCAGATGAAGGTATTTGCCAACTGATTTTCTTCCGTGGTGAACCGTGCAGCACTACGTACGAAACTAGGTCTGGTAAGTACCAGGGGCAGCCGCTAGAAGTTGTGGTTAGCAAAGTCTAGAAGAAGTCGTACGATCTACCTGAAAACGATTGGGGCTTAGCTGCATACTTCATGCCACCAGCAGGCCCCAGGCGATCACCCATGTCATATCGCGCTGGAGACCCGTCAACCAATGGTTCGTCAATCTGTCGCTTCTGGCGATATTTACCAGCAGATTTTGCTGCTTTCAGAAACTTACGAACACGATTCTGCTTTCTTTCATTGCGAGTATCTGCAATGGCCGCAGTACTTCTCTCATCTTCATCCAAGCGTCTTACGTCGACATCGTAGCTTCGTTCAGGGTTCAGGTCAGTGACGTATCCACCTGAACTAGCCGAATCTTTAGCGCGATTATAAGTAGGATCTGAAAAGCTTGCCATAGTAGAATTCTAATTGAGGTCAACCTAGATTTATAAAAAGCATGGATCGTTTCTTAGATGCTTTCATCGAGTCAAACGATGAAGTTAAAAGCAGGATGCTTGATGCATCTATGTTTGGTCAAGAGCTGGATGATGAGGAAGCAGACGTGCCTCTTTATGACCAATACAACCGTGGATTAGTTGCCACACAGAAAACTCGTCCTAGGATGAACCTGTCTTTAGATCCAATGCAAAAACGATGCGGAGTGACGGGAACGATTCCAAGTGCGGAGGAAGGGATTGCGATGGGTGCGATGCCCCAGCCTCGGACATTGATGATCGAACTGGATGCGGAACCCAGCGAAGAGGAGATGGAGATGTCTCGGAAACGTCGTGGTTTGAGCCGGTAGATACTGACGCAACTACTGATTGCCCTGGCGGCGTTTGTCCTGTGCCCTGGGTCGTAGAAAAAAAGCGTCCTGAATTATTTGATAATGTCTTGAAACCCAAGCATTACAATAGTTCAGGCATTGAGTGCATTGAAGGTATCGAAGCGCAGCTAACGCCAGAAGGATATAAAGGGTTCCTGCAAGGTAACTGCGCCAAGTACCTTTGGAGGTGGCGTGATAAAGGGGGTATTGAAGATCTGCGGAAGTGTAAGTGGTATCTTGATCGTTTGATCTCAATGGTGGATGATGAGCCCTAGAACGGGCTGCAAAGTCCTTCCTCATCATCGTCATCATATTCATCCTCGCCCACTGCCATTGCAAGCTGGGCGAGTTCAATGTCTGTAGGGATGTCAAAATCCAATTCAATCCCTTCTTCTTGCAGCATATCTTTTACTGCTTGAATCTCCAGGAGCCGCTGGCGATAGAGGTTTGAGAGTGCGACTACAAGCTGATCCCAGGTTAATTCTTGTGCCTCAAGTTCAACCCGACGCATGGCGAGCTGCAAATGAAGGGGCATTTCAAATTCCCTTGTTTCTGCAGATTGTCCCATGCGTAATCCGATTGCTTCTTTTATTTTACTCCCATGACTTGTAATTTGAATCCTCGTCGGCAAGATGAAACTGATTATTGAACTCAGCTAGTACATATGGATTAATCTGATTTTCCAGATTTCTGATTGCCCTGATTTCATGGGGTGTTGCAGAATACATCCTGAATGCTTTCAGTAGTACTTCTCCTGAGGTCCATGCATTGGCATTCATCTCAGATAAGAATAGACGTACTTCTTCTCTGCGTCGCTCCACAAGGTTACCAATGACCTTGTGTTGGTTATCAAAAACCCAATGCGTCATGGCCTCTGCTGCTGAAATCCATTCTTCTTTGTCACAGTAATCGATGATGTCACTGTAAAGAAAAGGATCCCAACCAATTGAGTGTATGAAGGACACCAGGGCTTCCTCCATAGAGTGATCTAGCCCCAAGTTGAGTTGTCTTAGATCATCTGCAATGACTTGAACTTCTTTCAAAAGATATTCAGCCGCCTTCTGCTTGGTACAACAATTACCCTGCTTCACTGGTGAACCATCAGGATAAAACTGAGTACCGTAGCCTACGCTATAAGGTTCTGCACCAGTCTCTGGATCGGGATATGCCCGTTCATTAAACCCCTCATAGAGCTTGATAAGTTTAATTGCCCGTGAGTAATCGGACATTGTATACAGGCATAATTATCTGTATTGTATCTAATTTATTCAATAATGGCTATACTTACCATTTCACTTTGTGCGACCAGAACCTGGCCGACATTTTACTTGGATTAGGATCTTGAGCATTATGTCTGGCGTAATAAGATTTTTTGCGAGCCTTATCTTTTTCTGTTTTAGGGTTTTTACCTGCGCCTTTAACGCCTTGTTGGCCAAAGCGAATAATTTTTTCTTCTCCCCCCTGGCACGCCTTCACCACATGTGATTTTGTTTTATGCCCAGGTGTTTTCTTTGGTTTATTGCAAGGCATTGAATCTTTGTGTATTTTTGCTGCCTTAGCTGCTTTTTTTCTTTTGTCTGACATTTTTACCCAAACAATGAGACTAGTGATCCAAAGCTTTGATCATCTTCCTCTTCTTCGCTGTCTCCAAAGAGATCAAAATAATCAGTCTTTTCTTCCTCTTCATTATAATCTTCTGTTTCTTTTTCTTGTGTTCCAAATATATCAAATTTTGATTCAATAGAACTCATTGAACTAAATGCAGAAAAAGGATCTCCACCTAAAGATGTGTCTTTAAAATCTTTTAAAAAGTCTCCGCTCATTACATCACTAATAAAATTTTGATCTTCTGGAGTAATGCCTTCCATAAAATCTTCTTCATAAAACTCTTTTTCTGTTCCTTCATATCCTGACTTTTGCGCTAGTTTGTAAAGATAAGAATCAGATTCATACTCTTCTACTGGAACATAATCTTCGTCTCTTTGGATATACTCAATACCTAAAAGTTCTTGTGTTGGTTTTTTCTTTTGTTTGTTTAAAGCTTCAATTCCCATTCGTATATCAGAAGCAGAACCCGTTCTTAAAACTTCTTTTACTAGTTCTTTGGTTTCCTCTAAGCCTTCTTCAGGGTTAATACCATTTTCTTCAAAAAACTCATTCCAGCTCTCATCAAATTCTGTAAAACTATCAATGTTACCAATCAAGCCATCTGCATATTGTTCCACAGGAACAAAATCTAAAAACACATTTTCACCTAAACTAGATTTCTCTTTCCGTAGTTCTGGGGCAAGCTCTTCATTTAAATATCTCAATAAATCTTTTGAAGTTGCAAAATCAGAAGATGGATCAAAGTTGGCTAATTTACCAATTAAATCATAATGTAATTTCGCAAAATCTTCTTTACTATTAAGGTCTAAACCATATTCATAAGACCATTGTTCCCAGGTCTTTCCATTAACTATTTCTTTGGGGTTTGTTTTGGCTTTCGTCCAATCTCTATCAACTCTTGCTTTCTGCTCTTGGTATAGTGGTTCTTTTTCTAAAGTGCCTCCTGTAGGATTAAAATAAAAATCAGCATCAAATATCCCTATCCCACCCGAGTTTTTTTGCAAGTCTTCAAGGAAATTTTGTGTCTTAAGACGCCCAATTTCTTTTAATTTATTTGAAACTGTTTGAGTTTGTAATATGTTTTCATTGCTTGGATCTACGTCAATATAATCTATAAATTCGTTCATTGAGCGAGAGTAATCAAATCGAGGCTTAAGGTAATCGTTGATAAAAGTCTGTGCATATTCTTTTTCTATTTGATATGTTTTTTCGGCATCAGTAGGGTCTTCAATTTCACTTAACTCTTCATACCTTTTAGTGAGCGTTTCATCAAACCATTTTTGCCAATTATATGTAACACTGTTGTCGGTACCCACAATACCACCAATAGTATTTTCTAGTTTTTCTTTTAGATCTTTTCCTCCCATAATCGACAAATACCCTCCTAATCCAGAATCACCAATAAAAGAATTTACAATATTTGATTTCATATTAGAGATGTCACTAAACCCTGGCATACCCTGAAATACTGCCATTTTGTTTTCTTGGGCTTTCGCTTTGTTTAGTTCATCTACTGTTTGCTTTAATACATCTAAAGTGAGTGCCCTAAATTGTTTTTCTCCTTCAATATCAGACATTCCCTGAATAAGTGAATCAAGTCTTGATTCTTTTGCTTCGTCAGTAAGCATACTGACATTTCGACCTTGCTCTTCTTTTCCGTATGTTTCATAATGCTGTTTTCCCCATTCACCTTTTGTCATTGCTTGGGTATTGTTGACGTTATTCGCCAGATACCTATCGTATGCCTCACTTAAATCACTGTGTGCATCGACATAATCAGCATACGCCTGTCCACCAAACAATAATTCTCTATATGCTTGAACTTCGGCATCTGTTAAAGAACGCCTTTCTTCCTGGTATTTTTCTGCACTGCTTATTCTTTTGGGTTGGGATTTAGGTTGTGGAGAAGCAACAAATTTTTCTGTATTAGTTGTTTTTGTAGAAGGTACTGCTGGTACAGGAAAAGTGTTAAACGCCATAACATTAAAAGCTTATGCTTCTGTCAATCCTGGTTTTAAATATTCTAAATCATCAGGAAACAAAGAAACAACGTTCCGATTTCTCCATGCCCTAATATTTTTCATTCTTTCTGGGCAAAAAAACTCTTGTTTTAAGTACCATTCTTCCATGTCATCGCTTCCTTTGTTTGAATTGCAACGACGACAAGCAGGAAGAAGATTGTGACAATTGGAAGAACCTGATTTAAACCTTGGTACGATATGATCTAAACTTGTTGCGGTATCACCGCAATAACCACATTCATGGTTCCAGGCTTCGTATATCTCTTCTCGAAATCGTTTTTTGGCAAGTTTGGGAGTTAGTTCTACAAGTAGAGCGAGGGGTTCTTCCGCACTTGCAAACATTATTCAACTGCCGTTACACTAATTCTACTTTGGTTAAGCCTGAAATAAAACTAACGGGAATCCTAAAGAAAACCTTAAATCCATTGACTTTTTGTGTTGGATGTGTAACCTGAAAAAGTCAACCGCAAACACTTGACAATGGCTTCCAGTGGCACCTGGCTTCCCGTGCACAAGGCGGAAAAGGTCCTTGGCATAGATCGCAAAGAACTCTTCCGTATGCGTGATGACGGAACCCTAAAGCTTGGACCGCATTACGCAGCGTTTCCTGAGACCCGCTCCAGGGACACCTACCGCTGGAACGTCTTCAAAGTACGCAAAGCTCTTGCGAAGCTGAATGAAACTTCTTGTTGACAGGAGCGTAGATCAGCTTACGCATTTTGTAAGCAACCAACAGATTAGGGATGGTCAGCTTGATCGTCCCTTTTTTAATGCTGTCGTTTAGCTTTTCTGTCATGCGTTGCCACTTCTCTTCTGTTTTGACAGGCTGCCTTTCCTTGAGCTGGAAAAGAGAAACCCACTGTGGGTGCAGTGGGCGGATAGGGCGTTTCTTGCTTTCGATGATGATCTGGTTGTCGTCGGTCCAGGTAAATCCCTTTAACTCATCAGGAGATTTGCCATATACAGATACCATGCCATACAACCAGCCAGCCTTACGCAGGCCGGAAGTTGTCAGCATTTGAAAACATTCGTCAATAATACGTTGGTCGTGGAGCGGATTAGCAGAAATCATTCGGTGTACCTAGCTTGTTGCAGTCACTATACACACTCATCTTCTCTTTTGCCGTAACAATTCTTCTTATAACCCAGCGTTATTGCGGGTTGAATTCATTATAAGCCATTACAATCCACTAGGCAGGACACCACTTGCGAATGCTGCCCATGCTAAGCCAATCGCCTCGATCGTGGAACGCTCACCTGATCCATATGGCAAGTTGACAACATCACCTGCATGATACACAGCAGGATTACCACTTACTTGAACCTCACTGTCACCAAACTTTCTTTTTGCTCTTTGTTCAGTTGAGTAAATAAAATTGGTTTCAACGATATCACCAAAGTTAGGTCCTGTCATGATGCTGGACTACCCCCTTGAGAAGGTCTATAAGCTGTACCGTTTTTATCGTACATGATAAACCCTTGCATTAAAATAAAGGTTGATGGCACGTTAAACAACTTTTGCATCATCGGCATCATCATTGGTGCTTGGCAGTTGTAAGGCGGAACATCCATATAAGACAAGCCATATTTTAATAAATTTGTTGCAGCTTGCTCTTGCTCTTTTTCTGTTTTCTCTACTAATCTCTGTTCCCATTCGGCCATACCTTCTTCCATCACAGGGAAATCAGATGGCTCAGGTGGGAACACACCCTCTTCATACTTCATTGCATAGATATGTTTGCAGTATCTAAATTCATCAAGGAGTGGTGTCCATGTATCGGTTAATGATGTAATAACATTACCTACAGCGGAATAATCATTGAACGAAGGTAGGCCTTCTGCTTTTGCTCCAGGGACAGAAGGGTCGCTGGTGCTGCGGGTATACACAGATCCAAAATCCCTAAATACACCAGGATCATCCCTGGTGCTGCCTGGTATTGTTAATGAGTTTGGCGTGACTGTCGGAGGTATATTGTATTCAGGTGCCGGAGAAATGATCTCCATCTGCCTATTGGTTAAGGCATCTGTCATTGCTTGGTTGGCAACCTTGCCAGCAATACGCATGACTTCATATCGACCGGGCTTTAAATACGCTGCACGACTAAGAGGGAACTTAGTGCCTCGACGTTGACCAAGACTTGACAGGTATGCATATTCTCTTCGCGTAAAGTCTTGACAAGAACAACAGTACCTTGTCCCAGTCATAAAGTAACGCCCAACATTCGGCGGTCTAGTTGCTGGTGTAACTAAAATGCGATCAGGTGTTGCTTCTACAGACCCACGTTTTCTTAGGGTAAGAATACCGGTAAAAGGATTTGTTTCTACAAGAACTGCTTGTACGTAACCATAACGAGTTTGATTTGCAGGATTAATGGTATCTCTTGTGATTGGAACACCGCCTACATCAATAATTCTGTCTTCTAGAATCTCACCATTAATAGCTTTGATGCCACCTGGCACCCCAGGTACAGCAACATAAAGTGGAGGTGGCAACGGATTCGACGTGCTCCACGTACCTGCTAATTGTACGTACCAGAACTCATCGTCTTCTGTTACGGAGGCTATAGCTGCTGGCGTGCCACCGCTATCAAGTACATTATCAAAGCGCAGGCTACCCGCTATCCGTGCACCAGCCCAGTGCATACCAAGTTCTTTATTCTTGGTTGGAAACCCTTTAAAAACACCTGGAATGGTTGGTGGATTACCTCCTGTTCCAGGGGTACCTGCAGGAATAGGAATAAAGTATTTAAAAGAGTAATCAAAAGAATTATCAACGATAGAAGCTGTTGCTAATTCGTATCCTCGTCTCCAACGAGACCAGGCAGATTCTCTGTTTACTGTGTATAAAGAATCAGGAATACTACCGCCAAACTCAGATTTAATTGGTTTAACAGAAAAATCATCTTGTCCCCTTGGTTTACCAAAGTTACTAAATGAATTGCCTGAGCGGCGTGCCATGACTATTTAAAAGAAACCACCCTGTGCGTAAACATGTGCACCATTGGTATAACCAGAGACGTTAGGTCCATCAGGGAATACACCAACGTAAAGGCGATCACCACGTTCTAGGTAGATTCCCTTATTGCGTAGAGGTGCAGTTTCACCAAGACCATTTGTATTACCTGCTGCCATCACGGGAATTGCAATCTGAGGTAAGTTATCAGAACAATCGACTTGCTGCGTATCTGCTGGTACTGTTTTTGAAAACACTACACGGTAATCACCAGAAGCGGGGATTGGTGTTGTCGTACCACGGGTTTGGTAGAAAACAAATGTTGCTGCGGGTTGATGACCGTAGACTGCCCCCTGGTACGTAAAGCCACTTGATGTGCCACCAGAATATTCAAGTGATGTATTTACTCCAGTTAATGTAGTTGTGCCTGTATATGTATAATACCCATAACCGCTAGCCGGTGCGGTACCAACGACTCCGGTGTCTTGAACAAAAACAATTTGACCACTAGACAAAGAAATTACGTTGCCTGAGGTTCCGCTTGAAACTGTATAATCTGCATCGCGATAAAAATCATTACGAACAATGGTAATTGAATCAATTACACCACCGCTGTTATTGTCTTCACTCAAGTTAGCATCCATATCCACCAGGAGTGCTGGAGCTTGTCCGCCTTGAACAGATAGTGTGTTACTTGCTTGGCTTCCAACAATTTGCGATGTAACCCTGACAGCGTCAAACAAAGGACGGTCTGTAAACAAGGGTTGCTTGTTGGTACTGGTGCTACTCATTTCACGTTGGCTTTTATTTTACTATTGTATCTTATTGGAACAGCTGAGGCATAAGCATAGGCATAAAATTTCCTGCAAGTGGTTGAAAGAATCTGCTCGTCAATAAAGTCGCTGGGTTTTGTCTTGGTTTAAACAAGTTCCCAAGCATCATCATTTTTGTAAGATTTGATGAATTATCCCTAGTGGTTGCTTGAGTTGCTTGAGTTGCTTGTGGTTGCTGTGTACTTGTAGTATCTACAGGAGTTACTGCTTGCTGTCCATACACTTTTTGGATATCAGCAAGTTTTTTTACAGGTTGACCATAAAAACTTACTCCCTTTTCTGTTGGAAAAGATGCCCATTCTGGAGCCAGTCTTGCAGCAACTCTAGGACTAAGGCCTTCTTTTTCTAATGTTGCAAGACCACCAATTGGAAGCAAACGATCTCGAACCAACTTTAATGCTCCAAGGTCTTGCGCTTCTGGTCCAAAATCTTTTAAATTTAATCCAGAAGCAACCATGTTCCAAGTAGGGGGCAAAAACTGATAGGCGCCTGCAGCAGCACTGCTGTATCTACCCTTACTAACTACAGTGT